TGACCTTTGACTTCTATTACAAGATCCTTGGACACAATAAAATCTGGTATGTAATGCCTTTCTCCGATTTGAAATGTCTTACTTTCATATGAATAATCTATGTTATTTTTATGTAGCAGTCGATCAATATCTGCTTCCCATCCAGACCTTACTTCTCTATCAGTTTCTTCAACATAAATAGTTCCCGTTGTTCTAAAAACTTCACTTTCAGCAACCCATTTACCTCTACACGAATGACTGCAAAAAACTCTATCGGGGTTTGGCACATCACATTCAAGTCTTTCTACAGTATCACCACAAGCATAACACTCATATTTATTCTTTTCAACAGTAGGCCTTCCCGGTCTATCCCAATCATCATTTTCTCTAGTGTAAAGACATTGTTGAGAGCAAAACATCGGATTATATCTTTGAGAATCCTTATATTTAAATTCTTCGCCGCAATTGACGCATTCAGCAATGTCTCTTTCTTTATAAACTGGACTATCTTTGCCAGTAGGGAATTCATAGCCCTCATAGAAACATTTTCTTGAACAAAATTTACCTTGACCTTCCTTTGGATGGTAAGAATACTCTTCACCACAATAATCACATTCTGTTGTTTTCACTTTGCTTTTTCGCTGTCGGTTTTTTGTATAACACTCATCGTCGCAATATTTTTCGTTAAGTGATGGTGAGGTATCAAATTCTTTTCCGCATTCCTTGCACAGTTTAGTAGGTTTACCATGTTTTCTACCTATGTGTATATTTAAACCATTTTCTGTATCAGTTTCATAATTACAATGAGAACATTCGTGCATAATTATTCACTCCACTCAACAAGTCCAGCGTACCTCTTTTTCCGTCCAAAGGCCATGTATTTTTTCCATAACTTCTCTGCCTCCCATTTAATACAACTGCACTCATCACCATGTAAATCTGAATTAATTAAATATGGGTGTTCTTTATCTATACCTATGTCATTAGAAATTTCTTTTCCTGTTCCATTGAGTATTTCGGATAAATTAATAAGCTCTTTTACTCTCCCCCCAACAGTTTGCTTGGATAATTTAACAAATAAACTGTCAGTGTCAATATAGAGAACTCGATATGAATTGTCCTCTGCTTTTTGTTTACCTTTCCAAAGAGTATAACGAGCAGTTGATGTTACAGCATCGCCTAAGAAGTCATTAGAAAGCCTATAATACTTAGAGCTTAAGTTTCCGTATATTGAATTCATTACAATTTTCGTAGAAGCTTGCGCTCTGTCCCATTTTTCTTCTTCATCAGAATCATCAAGTGCATCATACATTTTTTCTTTTTCCCTATTCCTCTTGTTGAACAGTTTTTTTGTTGTTCGTGGTATAAGACCTTCCTGATCTAATGAAGCATATAACCAATCCCACTCAATCAACTCTCCATCAATATCTCCATTAACGTCTTTAGGTTCGGGAACTTTAGGTATCTTAACATATTCATCAAACTCTTCGGGCGACTCAGAAACAGTCTCACTACTCAAGTTCCAAGTCAAAATTGAACTGGGGTAAAGACTTTTTAGGTCTATCACTCCAACATTTTCTTCTATTCCATTAATAGCATCAGATACATATCCTCCTGCATTTTCAATCAATTCAGACTTATCAGCAGTAGGGAGTATTTCATTATCTTTCCGTCGAGACATAACATAACCGTCTACCTGTCGTTTTTCTTTGAAAACATCCCAAATAGGAATAGAACAAACATCTGCCATGTCATAAAAAAAGTTATGTACATCGTTCTTTTCGTCTAAAGCAGTACAGAGAATTGTATCAACAATATTATACGCTATCAGTTTGGATGGATTTTCTTTCCAATCTTTGTTTATATCTACATCATCTATTTTACCGATTCCCAATTCTTCATCAGATACATACTCAAGAGATTTGCTCCTCCATTTACCCCGGCTCATTATATCAACCAAACCAACCATCATATCAAATGGCGGAAGACCTGCTACTTGCATTTCGTCATAATTATACTTTGTGCTAGAGTTAAACGGGGAGAGCCAACGATAATCTATATCATGGCCCTCATCAGAAAGAGTTTTCATTCTTTCAATCAAGTATTTTCTGTCAAAATCTACGTGATTCCAGCCTGAATTTACGTCATATCCACGTTGATTAACATGATTTATATATTCTTTTAACATATCAGCTTCAGATGGGACTGACACAAGATTCATCTCTGATTCGGCGTGTTCTTCAATGCCCGTATCTAATAGTTGATTATCAATATGAGTTGAAATTTTATCTTTATCTAAGCTACCGTGCTTATTATGAAAAAAGACTGTATAGTCTTCTTTATAAGTGTCGTAAATGCAGATTACGTTGATCGGTTGCGAGCCTTTTTCTCTTGTTGTTTCAAAAGATTCTTCGCCAATTCTAACTTCAATATCTTCTATCCCGACTTTCGGTTCTATGGTTTTTTCGTATTGAATGTTTGTATTAATATCATCAATATCAAGGAGAGGTTTATTATTATATTGATCGTCAGATTCAGGCATTTCATTGTATCCCGAAAGCCCGTCATGAACACTGACCCTCCTGTAATAAGGTATATCGGCTTCACCAGTTTCCGTAAATTCTCCCTTAAGCCCGCCAGCTTGTTTTGGAGTGTTGGTAATTATTTTCTGATACTCTTTCCCAAAAAGAGACTCATAACCAGTTTCAGCATTTTTAATATATCTTTTCTCAGGAACGTCTTCATCTTTGGGAGCGAAAATATAGGGATCGGTGCCTTTGACGTATCCGTTAAACTTAGAA